GCGGGGATTGCTCGTCGTGAATTGGACGATCTTGTAGAATATGTAAACCGCTATGGTGCTAAGGGCATTGCATGGGCTTGCCACAACGAAGATGGCTCCATCAAGTCTCAAATCATGAAATTCTTGGGTGAAGATACTATCCGCAATTTATTTGCTCATACGGATACTAAACCTGGTGACCTCTTGCTTATGATTGCTGATAAGCCTGCTACAGTGGCTCGTGCCTTGGGCGAACTTCGTTTGGAAATGGCTCGCCGTCGTAACATGATTGACCAAGATAAGTTGGCTTTCACTTGGGTAACAGACTTCCCAATGTTCGAATACAATGAGGATGAAAAACGCTATACTGCGATGCACCATCCATTTACTATGCCTCGCCATGAAGACTTGGATATCCTCAAGACCGACCAAGGTAATGTTAAGGCTATCGCCTACGATATGGTACTTAATGGGGTGGAAATCGGTGGCGGTTCCCTCCGTATTTACCAATCTGACATTCAAGAAAAAGTGTTCGAAGCAATTGGTCTTACTTTGGAAGAAGCCCGTGAAAAGTTTGGTTTCATGTTGGATGCCTTCCAATTCGGGGCACCTCCTCATGGTGGCTGTGCCTTTGGTCTAGACCGTTTGGTTATGTTGATGGCTAAACGCAAATCCATCCGTGACGTCATTGCCTTCCCTAAGACACAATCCGCTACGGATATCATGTCGCAAGCTCCTTCTGAAGTTGCTCCTAAGCAACTGAAAGAATTGCATATCAAAACCGAAACAAAAGAGGATAAAGAAAAGCTCGTTTAATCTTCATCCTCTTTCAGGATCCGTTAGATCTTGGTGATGATTGTATCTGAAACAAAATAGCATATTATAAATGCGACAACCCCACTATCTATCGAAGGTAGTGGGGTCTTTTTTTGTGTAAATTCCTTTAATATTGTTTCTGTTGCACACGAGTTGCACACAAAATTACTCAGGATATAGACAAGATTCTTGGCCATATGGAAGTATATTTACCGCTTCCAATAATTGAGCGAGGTCTGTGTGAATATATACATCACTTGTTATATCTGTTGCCCTTGAGTGTCCCATAATGCGCTTTATAATGTCGCTATCCAGTCTGTGTCCATAAGCCATAGTTGCGAATGTATGCCTTCCGTCATGTGGCTTGTGACAACCAAAATCACTAGGTGCGTGGTTTAGCCTGTATCTGTATGTTGGGATACTGTTAATTTCACACCCTTGCATTAGTAAGTCTGCATTGTTCGTCTTGGCATTTTTTAGCCACATTTTGATAAACGGCAAAATGGCGTTATGGATAGGTATGATTCTATCTTTGCCTGCTTTTGTTTTATTTCCACCAATCATATATTGCTTATCAATGTGGACATTACAGGACTTGATTCCATATAGTTCGGCTGGCCTTAATCCTGTGTATATGAATGATAGTGTTACTTGGGCAAGCACCATATCGCTATTGCTCCACAATGTCCGTATTTCATTATTACTAAAAGGCTTATGCATAGTTGATTTTTGCGGTGCAGGTAGCGATATATACTTGGCAATATTTTTGTCAACAACACCATTTTTAATAGCGATGTCATACAGATTAGTTAAAACAGTCTTGATATTATTTAATGTGGATGCAGCCATTTGTGTATGGTCGAAGCATAATTGCAGTTGTGCTAACTTGATGTCAGCGATAGGAAAATGGTGTAAATGCTTTGTCATTTTGTAAAATGCATTGTAGCGAGATTGCTTTCTGTGCTGTATGCCTTGTCTGTCTTTATCTTCAAGTAGCCAATTCCACACAGTTTCTAATGCCACTCCTTTTGCATCATAGGCCGAAGGATCTCCTAAATATTCATATAAGGCTTTTTGCGCTTCACTTGCTTTTGCAAATGTGCCAATTGTTTTTCTCATGGCCTTTCCCATCTCATCGTATCCTAGGGTGACCATAGCTCTGTATGGCTTTCTTCTCTTGCCTGACATCTTATATACTGTACCAGTACCATTGGCTCTCTTCATTGCCATATTATCATCTCCTTAGACAATAATAGCCCTCTATTCTAACAACTAGAGTAGGGGGCTAAATTTTATCGTTTGTTTCCTGATAGCAGTTCCGATAGTTCTGATGTGGCTATTTGATAGGCATCTGAGAATTTAAAGGTATTGCCTAATGTACTTCTATCTCTTTTAATCATAAGAGCAACAACCACACTTAAACCAAAGGCGAAAATACATATAACTGATGGCAGAACTAAAAAAGCAATCGATAGTTTTAAATTAAATAATGCATATGCTAATACAATCGCACTAATTACAAAGGATAGTGTTGGAGATATACTGATTAATATAAATAACAATGCACACGCATAGATAAAAGTAAGGAATGCTTGTTGCCATGATACAGCTAGCATTATCGTACCACCAAGCAGAGGCATCCCAATCAGTGCTAGTTTGTTCCAAAAATCCATGACAAATACCCCGTTTCACAACACACTATAATAAAAATTTATTTCTGACACATCAATATCATTCTCTACGGCATGGGTCATCTTTTCGATTAACCCCACTTGTAAATCACTAAAGAAGTCATCATTTACAATGTGTGCCAGTTCGTGAAAAACCCCTTTAATTTGCTTGTCCTTTGGTTTATTGATGTTAATCAGTATAGTATATGTCCCATCGTCATTGCAGTGGACAACTGCCGTTTGTGACGGCCGTAGCTCTGCATATACGAGATTGACATTCATACAACCACTCTCTTTCCATCTTGTTTCACAACAATATGTTATTCTTTGCCCTTTAATCTATTCACGAGATCCACAACATAATCTATGTCTTCCTTTGACATATCTTTTGTAGCATCGAACAGAAGCCTCATATTCGGATTCGTCCGAAGTTGCTCTGCATATTCATTGACGGCAGGATCTGTGTAATAGGCAGAATCTTCTAAATCATACCCCATCAGCCATGCAGGCTCTACTCTTAAAGCCTTTGCAAGCAAGTATATCTTATCTTGTTTAGGCTCATATTTTCCTGTTAGATAATCTGATATAGATGAAGCCCTTATCCCACTAGCTTTTGCCAGTTCTGTTTGAGACATATCATTGTTCAAGAGGGCTTGTCTCAACCTGTTAGGGAGTGTATCTTTCATGGTTATCTCTCCTTTAAATGATTTATATCTCATCTATATAGTATACGGCTTCCTGAAGAAAAGCAATAAAATTTTATAAAAAAATACGGAAAACTGTTGACACGAATTTTGTAAGGAGATATACTTACATCATCAAGTACGGAAAGCCGTACAGAAAGGAGTGGTGATATGTCTTTTGATTATTCTTACCTCAGAGGATTCATCAGAGAAAAGTACAAGAATAACAAAGCCTTTGCTGAGGCATTAGGCATTGGACAAACATCGTTGTACGATAGACTGAACAACAAAGTTCCTTTCACTCAACGAGAAATTAATACTGTTGTCCAAAAGCATAACCTTGGTTCTGATGAAATCAAGAGGCTTTTTTTTAAAATTTAAATACGGAAATCCGTATAAAAGAAAGGAGAACAAATGATTGAGTATCTAACCAACACTAATCTTGCCAATGCGAAGTTTGGAAGAATTCAAGGAACATTCGGATGGGCAGGGAATAATGCCGAATACGCAAAGATGTGGCGTAAGAAAATTGCTGAAGACTTTGCCAATCGGCATCTCAGCAAATTTGCGAAGAAAGGCTTGCGTTACAAAATCCAACAATGCCGTATCGCAGATGACATGGCTAGAAAGGAGTGTTGATGAAGCAATTAACTGTGGCAGAAGTTGCTAGGGAGTTAGGAGTACCTGATCAACGGATTAGATGTGGTCTAAGAGCTGGCATTTACCCATTCGGCAAAGCCTACAAGAACGAAGGTAGTAGCCATTATGTATATGAGATTTGGGATGTTCACTTTAGCAAGTGGCTGAAAGGGAAATTATAAATGACAGTACAAAAAATCAGGGCGATTCTAAAAGGTATTTCATTCGCCATAGCAATGTTCTGCTGCCTAGGTGCAGTAGGCGAAAACACAACAACATTCGCCGCTATCGTATGTGGTATTGTCATGGTGGTTTTCGGTGCTTTCTTCATGCACTTAGAACGCCTAGATAAGATTGACGCCAAACGGCGGAACGCAAAAAGAAAAGCCCTGTAGAAATGGCAGTTTCTACAAGGCACAGATAAATATTATCCAATGAAATTATAACACAGGAGAATTAACTATGAATAAGAAATATGTAACTTTTGCAATTATGATGACAACCGCTTCTGCAAGCTTAGCAGCAGCTCCTTTGACTGCACCATTCCAGTCTTACGGACTTGGCGAAAATCACTACATGGGTAACCATGCAGAACAAATCGTAATCGGTGCAAACTCTGTGGTTGATAATCAAGGGGCTATTGCTATCGGTACTCATACCATGACTAGAGGCATGGATGCAGTAACCATCGGCAACAATGCGTCCGCACCAATTCAGAACTCTGTGGCAATTGGCACTAACTCCCAAACATATGCCCCAGTTGCATTTGGCCAAATGGATATTAACGGAACAACCCATGTGTTTGCAGGTGATAACCCTAATTCTACAGTAAGCTTTGGCTCTAAGGTATCTGAAACCTATAGCCACTTGGATAATTACAACCGACAATTACAGAATGTGGCGGCAGGCCGTATTGAAGCCGATAGCCTTGATGCGGTAAATGGCAGTCAACTCTATGCTGCCATCGATGAAATTAACACTAATGGTAAGCAAATTAAAAAGAACAAAGAGAATATTGAAGGTGTGGCCATTGGATTAAATCTGTTAGGTGACATCGTGAATGATCATGAGACCGCTATTAATAATAACGGAAACCGCATCACTGCACTTGGTAACAAAGTAGACACCAATGCAGCTGACATCCGTGTCTTGCATGATGTAGCTACAAATCATGAAGGTCGAATCACTACATTGGAACAACAAGTGAATAATAATCAGTCAGTTATCAATAACCGCATCAATGGCGTGGATAAGCGAATGAATCGCCTGGGTGCTTCATCTGCGGCTCTAGCTGGGCTACATCCACTTGACTTTAATCGTAATGACAAGGCGTCCTACGCAGTGTCTTATGGTCACTATAAGAATTCTAACGCAGTAGCAGTCGGTGCTTTCTATCGTCCGAACGAAAGAATCATGGTAGGTGTTGGCGCTTCTCTCGGCGCTGAAAATCAGTATACCGCCAACATTGCCTTTAAATTTGGCAAGGGGTCTGACTATCTGGCTGAAGCTAAAAGTAAAGATGCTCGTATCGAACGATTGGAAGCTATGGTTAATCAACTGATGGCGGAAAGAGGTAAATAAAGTGGTAATTTTGAGTGATATTCCTGGGTTGAAAATATTTGGATTCTACAGGAACAGAGTTTACTTAGTTCGCCAAGTGGATGTCAGTAGAAAATATTTAAGCGGATATGTTCAGGTTCTTGCTGAAGATAAAAAAATAATTGATTCAACTGAAGGCACAGATAAATACGAAAAAGTTGACAGCCATATATCAATGCATGGCGGCTGCACATGGTATGAACCAATTGAACGAGGATTTGGTGATACAAACATCACTTTTATTGGATTCGATTGTGGGCATTTTGAAGACATGAAAAAGCCAAAAGATGTTGATTATGTGGAGCTAGAGTGTAAAAGGATCATCGAACAACTAAGTAACTTACAAAAAGGAGAAACAAATGAACGAGATTAACATCATAGAGCCGACTGTTGTCGAAGAAAACCTGGTAATGCGGTGGAACAAGGATGATATGATCCAGTTCCTAGACAATCGGCTTGAAAAATATAAAGACCTGGTTGTGACAAAAGACAACTTGAAAGAAATGAAAGCCACACTCCGTGAGGTGATTTCATACCGCACCAAGTTGGCTGCGTTCGGACGAGATAAGAAGCGAGAGTTGAAACGCCCTGCTGAAATATTCGGTGCTGAACTAGAGCAAGTGCTTTCCGTCATAAATAAATATGAAACGCCTTTAGCCAATCAAATTAATGTGTATGAGGAACAAGAGGAGGAACAACGCAAGAGCGATGTATTTTCTCTTGTTAAAGCTAAAGGTGAAGAGCTTGGAATCCGAGAAGAGTGGATGGCAAGATATGTTCCGCAAACTAAGTGGTGGAATAAAACGGCTAAGTTATCCGAAGTAACTCTTGCGGTTGAGCATGAATTGAAAGAATTGCTAGAAAAGCAAAAAGAGGTAGACCAAGCTAAAGCAATGTTGGAAGAAAAGCGGACTATGCTGAATGACAAATGCGACATTCTAAACATGAGCTATGGGCTTTCAACACCTGTTAACTTTGAAGATATTGCTGAGCAAGTAATGGCTTTAGATTTTTCTACTGCTAGCAAACGGCTTGAAGAAATATTCGCTCAACGCCTAGAAATCGAAACCAACGCCAAGCAGGTAGAGGAAGAAAAGGAAGCGCCTCAAATTGTTGAAGAGCCTCTAATTAATCAGCCTAAAACAGTAACGATCATCATCAAAGGTGATGGCGTACGCAAGTTGGATAGCATCAAGAATTACCTTGATGTGAACAATATCGAGTATTCAATCATCTAGGAGATAAGCATGAATAAAAGTGAACAAATTAACGAGTTAGCAAAAGCATTGGCTGACTTTCAATCAGAGGTTAAAGACCCATCTAAAGATAAGGAAAACCCTTATTTCAAATCCAAGTATGTTGCATTGGACGGCGTGTTACAGACTGTTCGCCCAGTGTTGGCAAAACATGGACTTTCTGTAATGCAGTTACCTACTAGCGATGAGACCGCCGTAACTGTTACTACACTGTTGATGCATTCCAGTGGTCAGTTTATCGAAAGCGAACCATTCAAAGTTCTACTAACAAAAAAAGATGCCCAGGCGGCAGGCAGTGCATTGACATATGCACGGCGGTATTCATTAAGTTCAGTGCTTGGAATCGCATGGGATGATGACGATGACGGCGATAGCATTGCAGAAACAAATGTAACAAAAGAATTGTTGGCTGAAATCCAAGAACTGGCACAGGCTAAAAATATTGAAAACAAGAATGTAAGTAATTTCATTCGTGCAACCTTTAACAAAAACAGTGCCAAGCTATTAGATATGCAACAGTTGCAACAATTAAAATCCTGGTTGGTTGCCCAATGATTCAATTCGATACGGACAACATCACCATTGTGGATGGCATCGGACTACTGATGCCTTTCCCACGAGGCTCTAACTTTGAAGTGAAGAAAGGCGTTACCTACACTATTTCTGTTAAACAGAAACGAGGGAAACGATCCTTAAACGCCAATGGATATGCTTGGGTTCTGATGCAAAAGATTGCAGAAGAGTTGAGTAAAAACGGCTTATATACATCACGAAATGAGGTGTATAAGAAAGCAATTGTCGATTGCCAGGCATTCCAGTATGTCGCCGTACAAACAGAGCATACAGAGGAATTTATTAAAAATTGGCAAGCCAAAGGATTGGGTTGGGTAGCAATTGATTGTGGCCCATGCAAGAACTTCGATGGCCATACCATTCAGATATTTCACGGCAGTTCTTCCTACAATTCAAAGGAAATGGCTCGGTTAATCGACTGCCTGGTTGATGAATGTCATCAGTTAGGAATCGAGACGAAACCTCAAGATGAGATAAACAGTCTGTTGAATGAGTGGTTACCGAATGAATAAAAGAAAACGCATTGACGATGAATTGTTTCGTAAAAATAAAATTCGAGCAGCCAGGAGAGATGGATATATGTGTGTGATATGCGGTAGCCGTGCTACCGATGTACACCACATTGTATTCAGATCACAACTTGGTACGAGTGAGCTTAGCAACCTTGCGTGCCTATGTAGAAGGTGTCATGCCGCCGCACATGGGCCATATGCGAAGTTAATTAGGAGTAGATTGAAGGAGATTATAAATGAAAATTAAAGTGATAATTGAAAACAAAGTAATTAAAGCATATTTAGATAGCCGTTTAAAACTAGTTAATGCAACCATTAATGATGAAAAAGCAGAAGCGTATAAAAAGCATGAATGCGAATATCGCAAGATTGAAATCGTAGAAATGCTTGCGTTTGTTGATGCTTTGATTGAGTACGAAGCCGAAGACCGAAAACAGGAAATGCTTGAACTGCAAGAGCCATTTGGTTGGAATGGAAAGAATGACGATGAGGAAATGAAAAAAGGAAAAACATTCTTTCATTGATTAATCTGTTGGATAGTCGGAGTTAAGAAAATGGCAGAACCTAAACGGTACTTTTGGTTAAAGTTACATCGAGACTTTTTCCAAAGAAAAGACATTAAGCGGTTACGAAAGATAGCAGGTGGAGATACCTATACAATTATCTATCTAAAAATGCTCTTAAAATCGATCATGAGTGAGGGGGCGTTATTCTTCGACAACCTGGAAGATGACTTTGTTTCAGAGCTAGCTCTTGATATTGATGAAGATGTGGAAAATGTAAAAATTACAGTCCAATATCTTCTAAAAGTTGGGTTATTGGAATGCGTTTCTGATACAGAATATAGCCTACCTGATGCAAAAGACAATACAGGCACTGAAACCGCAGTAGCCAGTAGGGTTCGCAAGCATAGAGAGAAGCAAAAAATGTTACATTGTAACACTTGTGTAACACAGGTGAAACATTTGTGTAACGGAGAGATAGAGAAAGAGTTAGAGAAAGAGTTAGAGATAGATAATAAGAATTGTCGACTTTCTGACAAAAGTTCGACGGTAGTTTCTGAAATTATCGACTATCTTAATCAAAAAACAGGCAAACATTTTAGGAAAAGCATTGCCAATACTACTAGAGCTATCAATGCAAGAATCAAAGAGGGGTTCACTGTAGATGATTTTAAGGCAGTTATTGACAAGAAAGTCATCGAATGGGGTAAGGACGAACGAATGAAACAGTACCTTAGACCACAAACCTTATTCGGAACAAAGTTTGAAAGCTACCTAAATCAAGATTTAGTGGAACACAAAACACAAACAGATAAAGCTATTGATGTGGCTAAGAATGTAATTGAGTATTACCAGGAAAGAGAGGAACAAGATGGCAAAGACGGATACGGCAAAAGCTTTGGCACTGTTACAGACCGCTTTTAGTCAACACATGGACGATAAAAAGATGAAACTCTATGTTGAAATGTTGGCTGACATTAATCCTATGACATTGGCGGTGGCAGTTAAGAATGCGATTAATACTTGCGACTACTTGCCAAGTGTTGCTACACTCCGCCGACTGGCTGGCAATGTATCTGCTTATGTTAATGACAAAGAGCAAGAGGGTATATCTGATGCTTGGGGGGTTGTTATGAAAGCGGTTAGATTGGGTGGCTATGAAAGAGGTTTGGAATATCTTGATGGAATTGTCTTGGAAACGGCTAAGCCAATGTGGAGAGATATTTGTTATGACGAGAATATCATGGCGAGCCGAGCGCATTTTATGAAAGCCTATGAGCAGAATGTAAAACGAGCCAATGAGCGGACTTTAATCCGTGAGGCAGTTGCCAATGTTCCACTGATGCAAGAGGCAAGAGAAAAAGCAGTGATTGCCAATACCAATGAGGGTAGAAAGAGGATTGCGTTGCTATGTAATGGGCTTTTGAAAGAAATACCTGAATAGGGGTCGATTAAGTGAATAGAAAATGCCGTGTTTGTAACACGCAATTTAATCCTGACCATAGCGAAAACGATTTTATTTGCCAGGCATGCGTTAACAGACAAAAGAACGGAGAGCCACCAGTTAAGTATAGACACCATAGCGAATGGGAAATGCGGAAACTGGTGGAATCCAAAAAGAAAGAGAGCAAAAAGAAACCTGTTGGAAGTGGCTATGAGATACATACCTGTACTATATGCGGTCAAGAATTCGTAGCAACCCATAAAGCACAAAAGATATGCTCTTACGAATGCAGAAAAGAACGAGATAGGCGTTATTGGCATGAAAGGAAGGAAAGGGAGAAAGCAAATGCTAACAGAGGACAAAATGAATGACCTGGAACAGGCTTATCATGAAAGTGCAACACGGCTGCCAAGTGTAACGGTTACAGTACATTATTCAGGCAGTACGGATTATGACTATGAGGATTGTACTTTGGACGAGGCTATAGAAATGGCTAAAGCGGAATTCAAAGAAGAATGTAAGAATACATATTTGTATCTATCAATCGATAGAGTAGAGGGGTGATAGACATGGAACAATACTTTGCAAGAGTAACAGGGTATCCTGACGCGGTAATTCCTGAAAGAAAAACAAAAGGCAGTGCATGTTATGACATATGTGCCTATAAAAACGGCAAAATTGAGCCTGGAGCGATTGTTTTAGTGCCGACTGGTATAAAGTGTCGAATGAGGCAAGAAACTTTCTTACAGGTCCAATTACGCAGTTCTATTGGGATAAAATACTCCGTTCGATTGACCACTGGCGTCAGCATTATTGATGCGGATTATTTTGATAATCCTGATAATGAGGGTCATATATTCCTACCACTAAAGAATGATGGTAACGAGACATTCTATTACGAGGCAGGTCAGCGATTGGCTCAAGGGGCATTTATCCAATATGGCAAGGTAGACGGTGATATGACAGTGGCTGAACGGACTGGCGGATTCGGTAGCACAGGAAAGGAATAGCCATGATTGAATTTGAACATCTTGATTACTGGGGATTCTCCCATGCCATGAGAGGCATGAGGAATCCGTTGGAAAGCTGGCATAAGAATGACACTGTAGAGGATTATGAATGGGTCGACAAGGAACACATTCGCAAAATTGTAAAGATTGGCCCTAATGATCTAGAACTTGCCAAGCGATTGGCTAAAGGCGGAACAGAACACCGCAAGTATGCACGGCAGATATTTGTATCTGTTGACATTACTGCACCTATCTACTGGTGGAAAGAGTATGACACTTACAAGATAGGTACTACGGCTAACTCGACCAGTACAATGCACAAGCTAATGAGCCGTCCGCTTAGGATTGATGATTTCAGTATGAATGGGACAGAGCCTACATACTTTGATGTGCTTTCTACTTTCATCAAACGATTGAACTCATGGATAGAGTTTTACCGCAACACAGATAATAGCCTGCTAAAAGAGGCTTATTGGAGAGGTGTCATTCAGTTATTACCTATGAGTTACAACCAAACAAGAACAGTAACTCTTAACTATGAGGTGGTGGCTAATATGGTATCCCAACGAAAGCACCACAAGTTGAGCGAATGGCTAACATTTTGTGATTACATGATTGAGAGCTTGCCTTATTTCAAAGAGATTTTTGCGGATACAGAGGTGATGGCATGAACGGACTGGAAGAATTGATTGAAATGCGTGATAAAGGGTGGAAGTGGCTAGCAATTAATTGTGAAAACTGGGTTGCCAGGGTGTTTATAGAAATGCCTTATTGGAATGGTGATGCGTATAAAGGTACATGGAGTTCCCACAATGCTATGTGGAAGATTACTCCGAAAAATGGAGAAACATTGGCGTTGCAGAAACACCAAACTTTTGATAGGCCGTTTCCAATTAATGAGGCTATCGATGTATTGAAAAGGTATCACCACCAAACTGACAATCCAACTGACATGGTAAAGAATCATGACCATGATGACATGGTTAACCATCCAAAGCACTATACCAGTGGCAATATTGAGGTATGGGATTTCATTATTGACCAAGACCTTAATTACTGCCTAGGGAATGCCGTGAAATATATCAGCCGTGCAGGTAAAAAGGACGATGCCATTCAAGATTTGAACAAGGCAATCAGATTTCTTGAGCGAGAGATTAAGCGATTGGAGACAGGAAAGTAATGGTTACCTTCATTGATTTCTTTAGCGGAATAGGCGGATTCCATAGCGGATTCGAAAAAGCTGGGATGAAGTGCGTTGGATGGTGCGAGTTCGATCAGTTTGCACAGAAAAGCTATGGGGCATTATATGACACAGAGGGGATGTGGTTCAGTGACGATGTACGAAAAGGACGAGGGTGGGAATTGCCAAATGCTACTATTTGGTGCTTCGGATTTCCCTGCCAAGATGTCAGTATCGCAGGAAAGCAACGAGGCATTAGAAGAGGAACACGATCTGGACTCTTTTATGAAGTTATGCGCCTCATTGACGAATGCGAAGAAAATAAACCCCAATGGCTTGTCTGCGAAAATGTTAGAAATCTATTGTCTATTGAGGGGGGGGCAATGTATATCCGTAAGTTAACACCTAGGGAGTGTTGGCGGTTGCAAGGGTTCACTGATGAGCAGTTCGAGAAAGCCAAAGCAGTTAACTCTGATAGTCAGCTATATAAACAGGCAGGCAATGCCGTTACAGTCAATGTAACTTATGAAATCGGTAAGCATATCATGAATATTATTAACAAGGAGAACAACCAATGAATACAGTACAAATATTAGGCAATTTAACAAAAGACGCAGAGGTTAGATACACAAAAAGCGGTAAGGCAGTAGCTACATTTACAGTGGCAGCAAGCAATACCTATGTAACGCCTGAGGGTGAGACTAAGGAACAAACCGCATTCGTCAATTGCGTTGCATGGGGTAAGCAAGGCGAACAAGTAGGACAACTTGCAAAGGGCTCTAAGTGCTTTGTAGAGGGTCGATTACAGACAAGATCATACGAAAAAGATGGTCAAAAGAAATATGTAACGGAAGTAGTGGCTAACTTTGTTGGTGCTCCGTTGGGTGGCGATACAAACACAACTAGCAACTTTGATAACTTTGGTAAAGATGAGGATGTGCCATTCTAATGCGGTTTATTGTTAATGAAAAGCCAATAGGAAAGCAGCGGCCTAAGTTCTGTTATAGAACAAAGACGCCGTATACACCAAAGGAGACAAGGGAGTATGAGGCAAAAGTTGCTGCTGCTTGCGAAGACAAGATGAAAAAGCTTGGGCTAGAAATCACAGATAAGCCCTGTAAGGTGAGATTGGATATTATGGTTAGTATTCCTAAGTCTTATAGCAAGAAAGACCGCACGGCTTGCCTAGAGGGCAGAAAACTACCTACCAAAACCCCAGATACTGATAATGTGTTGAAATCTATCAAGGATGGTATGCAAAAGGTCTTTTATATTGATGACAAACAGGTTATCGAAGATCATGTGATTAAAAGGTATTGGGAACATGGTGATGCGGTGTATGTGGAAGTGAGTGAGGTGATATAGTGGCAGATGACTATTGTGAGATTGCAAGAAACTATCTTAAGCCAATCTGCAGGTATGGGATTCGTATCGATGTATTGAAAGAGAGGCTTGATACATTAAGAGGAGACCTATATACACTGAGAGCGGTGGATTACTCTAAGGAACGGCTAAGTGGGGGTGGAACGCCATCAGGTATCGATGGTGGGATAGCTACATTGGTTGATGCAGAATCGGCTGCCTTGGCTGAAATGGCTGAGTTGGTTACCAAGAAAGAAACGGCAGTCTCTATTATCAACGAGTTGCCTGACATGGATTGGAAGAACATACTCACCTATGCCTATGTGGATGGATATGATAACCAGGAGATAGCGGATAGGATTAGGTTCTCGGTAGACAGAGTAAAACAGTTACGAAGGGAAGCATTGTATGAATTTGGTCGAAGATTGGAAAATCGCCAAAAAGATTACACTCCATTACACTCAATTACACCCAATTATCCCTGCCGATAAGGTATAATAGTATTGTAATAAGTGTTGGTTAGACACGAATTACACTCCTTGAAGAAACTCATAGTACACACAACGATTGCCTTAGCTGATTGCTAGGGCTTTTGTTGTATTGAGTATCGTAAAGATTACCAAGTGAATTGTACTTAGCTGATTAATAGAAAGCTTAGACAATAAGATTTAGCACTTGGTATGGCTATTATTGGCGACAGTCAATCACTATACAATCGGTGGCGCAGATACCTTTCATCTTGAGATTAATTACAATACATTTTGTCTGCACCTTGCTCTTGCTACTTAGCTATCACGATAGTTTTATTTTTTAAAGATTACAGTATGAGAAATATAAATTATTGATTAGAAACATGAAAATAGTTACATTTCTTTTGGCACGAGAGTGAGTACCACCACATGAATCAATGGGCTAGACAATAATAGCAACGGCTAGCCAATGACATATCTATGTCTAGTGGGTCAGGAAACACTCACGATAAAGGAGAGTTTCTGCTCTGACCAGTGGGGCAAATGAACTGGGATGGCATCCAAGCCTATAAAGTAGGAAATGTTGATGGGGCGATAAGTCTCATCGATTGGAACTACTATGGATGTCCTGGGTATGACAAAAACTGCCTGTACATGGATGGTTACCCAAGAGGCTTAAGGGGCTGCTCTGCTAAAGCAGTAGGCGTAACGAAGTGCGTTGCGTGCGAGGGTTCGAATCCACCACCATCCGCCATAATTAACTACGAGGGATATATGAAAGAGAAGCTGATATCAATCACCTGTCATGACAGTAAATGCATGAACAATAGCAAAGGTAAATGCATTGCTAATGAAATCGTGATAGGAATGCGAGGGAAATGCAAATCGTTTTCTGATACACGAAGCATCATGTTTAACAATGGTGTTGATTTAAGTTCTCAATAAATGGCATATATCTCCGTGGATATACAACAAAAGCAAGATAATATTCTCAACAAGCACTATCTGATTATAGGTGGTGCTTTTTTCGTGCGTTGAAAGGGGGTGTGGAAGTAATGGGTAGACCTAAGAAAGTTAAAGATGTGGGCGGAAGACCTACGAAAATGACAAAAGAGGTATTGGAAAAGCTGGAGTACTACTTAAGCCGTGGCGTAAGTGTTATCAGTGCTTGTGGATTCGCAGGGATTGATAACTCCACCTTCTATGATTGGAAGAACAACAATAAAGACTTTGCCAATAAAGTTGAGATATGGCAGAACGCCTTATCAACAAAGGCTCAATTGGTTATTGCTGATAGCATCGAGGAAGGGGATAAGGATACTGCTAAGTGGTTCAAAGAAAAGACTGATAAGCGGTATAACCCTAAACATATGACTGAGGTAACTGGTGCTGATGGTGGAGCAATTAACATTGCTTTCAAGTGGGAAGATGAGTAGCGAAATCATAACAATCCCATACAAGCCACGCCCCATTTGGAAGAATGAAATCCACAAAGGGGTAGAGTCACATCGGTTCTCGGTGATTGTAGCCCATCGGCGGTTTGGCAAGACTGTTGGCAGTGTTAATCACATTATCAAGATGGCGTTAATGTGTTCACTGCCTAGCCCTCAATATGCGTATATCGCTCCGTTCCGTGTTCAGGCTAAGCAGATAGCTTGGGCATACCTCAAGTACTATACATCCGTGATTCCTAATCGGATTGTGAATGAATCGGAGCTATATGTTGAGTTGCCTACACTGCATAAGAATCGGCAAGGGGCAAGGATATATGTAAAGGGTGCTGATAACCCTGATAGCTTGCGCGGTGCTTACTGGGATGGAGTGATACTTGATGAATATGCACAGTTTAGACCTGAAGTATGGAACGAAGTTATTCGTCCGTCTCTATCAGATCGTAACGGCTGGGCTATATTTATTGGCACACCGAAAGGACAAAATGCCTTTTACGAAATGTACCAAAGAGGGGTAAGCGAACCTGATTGGTATACCTGTAAGTTCACAGTATCAGAATCTAAGTTGATACCTGATGATGAAATCGCTGATATGAAAGCATCGATGAGTGAGGATGCGATAAGGCAAGAGTTGTATTGTGACTTCACCGCATCAGCATTCAATGTGTTGATTCCGATTGACCTAATCAGCGATGGTGGAGCAACAGTGATAAAGCCTAATGATATGTTAGAAGCCCCTGTTGTGTTGGGTGTCGATGTGGCTCGGTTCGGTAGCGATAGATCAGTTATCGTGAGACGGCAGGGGTTATCCATGCATAAGCCGTTGGTGTTCAGTGGCGTTGATAATATGAGGCTAGCTGACATCATTGCTCGTGAAATCAACGAGCATAAACCTGATGCGGTATTCATTGATGCAGGTCGAGGTGAAGGTGTTATCGATAGGTTAAGACAACTTGGCTATAGAGTGTCTGAGATACCATTTGGTGGCAAGGCCCTTAAGGATAGCAAGTACACAAACCGAAGAGCTGAGATGTGGGATGCCATGGCTCAATGGCTAAGAGGTGGTGGCTCATTACCTGATGATGAAGAGCTATGCGCTGAACTCGCTATGCCTGAGTATGGATACGATGCTAAAGGCAGAATCCTGCTAGAAGCAAAAGACAAAATGAAAGAACGATGCGGTCGCTCCCCTGACTTGGCGGATGCGGCGGCACTTACATTCGCAACGCCTGTGCGAAAGCACATTGGTGTGAGTGCCACAAATAGGAAGCTGGTAGCCAATACGGACTATCAGCCTTTTTAGTATTTATAAGGGAAAGGAGAGTGCCTAATGAGTAAAGGTTTATTCGGTGGTGCATCTGCACCTGCTGCTATTAAAGTACCTGACCCAACACCTACGGCAGTAGCTGATAGTGGTCAAACAGGTGATAGCCTTGCTGCAGGACAAAAGAAGAAGAAACGAGGATTTGATTCCACTGTTTCTGATGCAACTATCTTGGGTAATGCAGGGCAAGACACTAAACGGACATTAGGGTAACGGATATGGCTAACACGATTTTGGGAAAGTCAAAGAAGACTGACAAAAAGGAAAAGCCTGTTGCTCGTGATTATGTTAAGTTACGGCAACGATTTAGTTCTCTGATGCAAAAACGGCAACGATACGAGAAGGTATGGAAAGACATCAAGCAGTATGAGTTGCCACATATCGGCATATTCGATGATGAGGAAGACCTGGCTAAGAATAAGACGGGGAAAATCTACAACTCGACAACCTGGGAAGCTTGCCAAATATTTGCTGCAGGTGTCATGAGTGGCTTAACCCCACCCAGTCGCCAATGGTTTAATCTGACCATGGATAATGCTCAAATGGCTGCTAATAGTGATGTGGCTAAGGTATTGGATGAACGGCAACAAATACTACAAGCAGTACTAGCTAAGTCCAACTTCTACACCACGGCATTTAGTTGCTACACGGAGCTTCCATATGGGCAAGCACCAATGGGGATTTTTACAGATCCTAAGTATGGTGTCCGCTATGTTCCATACACAATTGGTACATATGCTCTTGAGGCAGGTGCAAATGGTGAAATTAGTACATTCGCACGGCGGTTTAGAATGACCGCCTCGCAATTGGTAGAACAGTTTGGAACTGACAATTGTCCGCTGAATGTACTAAATGCATTCAAGTCCAGTAGTAGCTATAATCAGACATTCATTGTGAATTGGCTTGTTGAGCCAAACAGTGAACGGACTATTGGCGAAATTGGTCGCTCTAATATGCCTTATCGCTCAGTCTACTGGGTAGAGGGGCAAGAGACTGATAGAGCATTGTATGATGGTGGCTTTGAAGAGTTCCCAGTCCCTGTGGCTCGATACACTGTGGTGGGTCATGAAGCCTATGGCAAGGGTGCTGCATGGTTTGCATTAGATGATGCACGGATGCTACAAAAGCTTGAATATGACCATCTTATGGCAATTGAGTTGGGTGTTAAACCACCTATGCAAGCACCAAGTGGCATTATGGGGCAGGTTAACCTCTTCCCTGGTGGCATCACTGAGAGCGACACAGGTGAAATGGTTAAGCCTCTATTCGATGTGCGGCTTGATACCGCATCGCTTATGAACAAGATTCGTGAGACAGAAGACCGTATCAAGCGATTCTACTCAGCGGATTTGTTTATGATGATTGACCAAATCGAAGGTGGTCAAATGACTGCTAGAGAGGTCATGGAGCGGTCTCAAGAAAAGCTACAACAATTAGGACCTGTGGTCGAACGATTGTTATCTGAGTGGTTGAATCCAATCATCGAACGCACCTACAATATCTTGGATAGGGCAGGGATATTCCCTGAGCTGCCTGATGAATTGGCTCAAGAACTAGCTGATGCTGATGTAAAGATTGAGTACATCAGTCCGTTGGCCCAAGCACAGAAAATGAGTTCGCTCACTAATATCGAGCAGTTGCTTGGATTCGTGGCTAACGCAGCACAGTTTGACCAATCTATCCTAGGCAAGCTAGACCTTGTACAAGCGGTCAACATCTATGCTAATAGCTTGGGTGCGCCAGCTCCTATGCTGAAGTCTGATGAAGAGTTCCAACAAGCTTTGCAAGCTCAACAACAAGCTCAGCAACAAGCACAGGAACAACAACAGGCTATGCAAATGGCACAAGCAGCACCTCAAATGGCACAAGCTGCTAAGGTGGCTACAGAGGCGGCTAATGATGGCAACCCTGCATTACAAGAATGGTTAGGTATGTAGATGACAAAAGCGAATGTAACGGCTGAACAGAACACGAATAACGCACTCATGCGATACAAGCAACGAGAAAAGGACGAGCAATCGATTAGGGCTATCATGGCCACGGAGACTGGTCGATGGTTCATTACACGGCTATTAGATGCGACAGGCATTAATGCCAAGTCCTTTACTGGCAATAGCGAAACATTCTACCGAGAAGGCAAGAGAGCTATTGGTATCCATGTGTTGCGACAAATTGAAAGCTTAGGACTTGATGGCCTTAAGCTGAAACAACAGGCTGAAATGGAATATGCCAATCAACAGATTGAATGGCTGACACTAATTAATCAAAAGAAGGATGAACAATAATGGCAGAAGATACTTTGCTGGGCGGTCAACTTGACACTGATTCCGCCCAAGATGGTAACCAACCTGAAGTTGAACAACAAAGCACTAGCGACACTACGGCAACGGAAGAAACTGCTAGCACACCTGCACCAACTGTGCCCGAACAGTATGATTTCTCTGAAGCCGTTGGTGATCAGTTAGATGCTGAAACGGCAGCAAGCTTTTCTGATGTATTGAAATCTGTAGGGGCAACGCAAGAACAAGCCTCTGCGATTGCTAAATATGGTGTTGGTTATGCACAACAGATTGCTAACCAAGCCGTTCAATACCAAGAAGAGCAAGCGGCTAAACAATCTCAAGAATGGGCCGATGCCACACGAAAGGAGTTAGGTGCATCCTTTGATGACACTATTGCTCAATGTGGTACGGCAGTGGAATATCTCGAACGAGTTGTTCCTAACATTCGTGAGATTCTCAATGAAAATGGATTGGGTAACCGAGTAGAAGTAGTTCGTGCCTTTGCTAAAATCGGACAATTGGTATCCGAGGATAGAGGGCATGACACAAATGGCTTAGGCAGCGCACAAACGGCTGCTGACATTCTTTATGGTGGTAACAAATAATAAGGAGAAATTGAACAATGGGAATTATTGCAGAACAACGCCCTACACTTATGGATGTGGCATCTCGCACTGAGGACAACAAGATTGGCGCTATCGCTGAATTGTTGACCGAAAACAACGAAATTTTAACAGATATGGTTATGAAAGAAGGTAACCTTCCTACTGGTAACAAGACAACTGTACGGACTGGTTTGCCTCAAGCAACATGGCGTTTGCTTAACTATGGTGTACAACCTTCTAAATCCAAGACTGCACAAATCACTGATACTTGCGGTATGTTGGAAGCTTACGCAGAAGTGGATAAAGCATTGGCTGACCTTAACGGCAACACTTCTTCCTTCCGCTTGTCTGAAGATATGGCATTCTTGGAAGCCATGAACCAAGAAATGGCTAAGACTTTGTTCTACGGCGATACTTCCGTAGACCCTGAAAAGTTCGTAGGCCTCGCACCTCGTTACAACACATTGAATGCTAAGAAAGCAGAAACGGCTAAGAATGTGTTGGATGCAAAAGGGACTGCTAACCTTACATCTATCTACCTCGTTGTATGGGGTGCTAACACAGTACACGGCATCTTCCCTAAAGGGTCTACTGCTGGCTTGAAACATGACGATAAAGGCCAAGTAACTATTCAAGATGCTAATGGTGGTAACTATGAAGGCTACCGCACTCACTACAAATGGGATTTGGGTCTCACAGTTCGTGACTGGCGTTATGTAGTTCGTATCGCTAACATCGATGTGAACGCATTGACTAAGGATGCTTCCGCAGGTGCTGACCTCATCGACTTGATGACAACCGCTGAAGAACTTATTCCTAACCTTAACGCAGGCCGTGCTTGCTGGTATATGAACCGCCAAGTTCGCACCTTCTTGCGCAAACAAAAGAACAATGCGCATAAGTACCAAATCACTGAAGGCAACGAAGGTGGTAAGATTACAACCGAATTTGACGGCATTCCTGTACGCCGTGTAGATGCTCTCATTAACACTGAAGCACAAGTTCGATAGTATTAAATGTAAGACTATACCCACTCCCTTAACTGGGGGTGGGGTTATTACTAAAAAGGAGAAACAATATGATCTTGGATAAAGAGAATGCATTCTTTTATAAATCTGATTTGGCTAAAGGCACAACTGGTGATGTAGTATCTGTTGGCGGTGATGCCTACGAACAATGCTTCATCGTAGGCAATGTAGCAAAAGCATTGTCTGCGGCTGCAACAGTAACACTTACTACTTCTGATACGGCTGACATGGCTTCCCCTGTAACATTGGGTACATACACATTGGCAGCTGCAGCAGGGTCTGTGTTCGCAGCTCGCATTCCATTTGGCGTAAAGAAATATTTGCAAGCTAAAATTACTGGTGCTACCACTGGTACTTGCACAGTAGCAGTAGCAATGGATGTTGCCATTTCTCGCTAGGGGGTAATTATGGAATATATTGCATTATGTGATTCCTATGGGTTTGCAGGTGGCTATGTTAAAGAAGGCGAAACTGTAACCATTACGGATAAGCAAAAGAAAGAATATGATCCTAAATACTTTGAAGCATTGTTTGCACCTGTTGGTGGAGTAGAAGAACCTGCTCCTGCGGAAGTAAATGATGCTCCTGTAGAAGAACCTACAGTAAGTGAATAACAGAATAGGGGCGGTGAAAACTGCCCCTTATTTTTATTTGTGAGGCGACAAGATGACTAAAACAGACATTTGCAACCTAGCACTTTCCTATATAGGGCAAGGCATGATTGCATCAATTGAAGCAAACAACGAATCTGCTCGCCAGTGTAGATTGCATTATGACAACACTCGAAAGCTATTGCTCAGACAGTATGAATGGTCTTTTGCCAGAAAGCATGAGCCATTGGCTTTGGTGAACACTGAAATCAATGGGTATAAATACATTTACTTGTACCCTGAAAAGTGCCTTAAGATGCTTGCTATCTTGGATAACCACAACGCCTTTGATGCCTTCCGTCAAAAGGAGTTTGAGGTATTCAATATGGATAACAATACCAAGGTAATTGCCTCTAATGTGGAGTTGGCATACATCGACTATGTGTATGACATTACAGACTGTGACATCTTCGATAGCTTGTTCCTGGAAGCATTGGCAAGAAAGCTTGCGTCCAATCTCGCAGTACCACTGTTAGGTAATGAATCTACTGCAGACAGGAACTACAAAATGTACCAGGCAGCACTCGAAGAAGCCAAATCTTTGACTGCTAAAGAACGCAAGGCACAAGTCGAGTATCCTAGTCTGTATGCATCTGTACGAGGTGGCGACTAATGGCACTGACACCTTTATTTACAATTCAACCAGCCTTTACTAGCGGAGAAATCTCTGATGAAGTGAATAGCCGTGTTGACCTTGACCAATATAAATCGGCGTTGCTATTGGCTCAAAATGCGGTTATTCGTCCTTTCGGCTCTGTGTGTAAAAGACAGGGAGCTCGATATATAGCTGATGCAAAGTATCATGATAAACCGATTCGGTTAGAAGAATTCACCGCATCAGGCAATGTATCATTCCTTCTTGAGTTCGGTGTTAAATACTTCCGTGTATATCAAATGGGTAAGCTCTTAGCTGAGGTTGAGACAGTATTTGATGAGACGGATATTCCTAACCTTCACTTCAATCAATCGGCTGATACCATGTTCATTTGTAGTGGTGAAAAGCCTGTGCAAGCTCTTCAACGGATTACAGATACGCAATGGACAATCCGTGAGTATGCACTCAATCCTATGCCGTTTGATGACATCAACACAGACAAAGGGAGCAAGCTCAAGGTAGCTAACAACAAACTGACTGCTAGTGTTGATATGTTCACTGAGGAAATGGTGGGAGACCAATTCAAAGTCTTACATACAATTCCAATGCAGAGCTTTACCGCATCAGGGCAGACCTATGAACGGCATATTGATGTGGCGGATTATGAGGTCGAAGATGGCAAGGTATCCTGGTCTATTACCACACACGGAACATGGACTGGGTCTGTAACCATTCAGACATCGGAAGATGGTGGCAATACTTGGCTTGATTACAAAATCTATAAATCTAAGAATGATACGAATGTAACGGATAGCGGTACATTTATCAATACATATACAACTAGTCGAGTAGTTACCCACATTGAGAGTGGCAATAATACATTCGAGTATAAGATACATTCACACACTGGCTTTGGTATCGTCCGCATCAAAAAGGTGTTATCCCCTAGAGAAGCGGAAGTAGATTATATCTTGAAACCTGCCAAGGATACTGAAACATATCTATGGAACAGGGGATCATATGGCAAGTCTCATGGCTACCCTAAGATGTCTGTATTCTTCCAAGACCGATTGGTGTTTGCTAACACAAAGAAAGGTTCTAACAAGATATGGATGAGCCGTACAGGCGACTATCCTAACTTCGGCATTGAAAAGGCATCAGGGACATTGACTGATGATAGTGCTATTACATTGAGCATCATCAACCGCAAGCTATTTAGTGTTAGACACCTAGTACCAGCGACTGACCTTATCATTCTGACAGATGGTAATGAGTGGATTATCAGCGGCGGCAAAACAGTAACTCCTAATGATATATCCCCTCGGATTCAGACCCAATTCGGTGCAGCAAAGGCACAGCCTGAGTATATTGGCAATCGGTGCGTATTCGTAACTGACAGGGGTAACAATGTCCGTGATATGGCTTATGACTATACACGAGATGGCTATTCAGGCAATGACCTATCTATCTTGGCTAAGGACACATTACGAGATGTGAAGTTACTGAAATCCACTTATGTACAGAACCCTGATAGCATTATTTGCTATGTGGGTGATGATGGCATCTTGCGGTGCATGACATATATCGCAGAAGAACGAGTGAATGGGTGGTCTCGCTACATGACAGATGGCAAGTTTATCGATTGTGAAGCGGTGGCAGAACATGAGAATGATGCTTTATATGTTGTGGTGGAGCGAACCATTGGCGGTATTGCTAAGCGGTACATCGAAAAGCTAGAAGCACTCACTACCTATAAGGTTGGCGACAATTTCTTCTTAGATTCCTTTGTCCATGAATCCCATGACGAGAATGTATCTAGTATTCGTGCTAATCACTTGACTGGTAAAGAAGTAACCATTGTGGTGGATGGCGTTGTCCACCCTAAGCAAGTAGTTCCCAGCAGTGGCGTTGTCGAGCTGACAACAAAAGGTAAAGACATCCTTGTGGGCCTTGATTTCGAGTTCAGAATCGAACAACCGACCTTTGAGATGCAACTCAATGACGGCACGATTCAGGGGCGGTTTATGCGCCTCAATGGAGCGATACTCCGATTGGTTAACTCTAAAGGCGGTCAATGTGGCCATAATTTTGAAACTATGGATGACATAGAAACTATGGATGAAGATGGCTATTACACTGGTGACTACGATGTCACATTCCCTCAAGGAAGCAATGGATTCAACGAACAGTGCCATGTATGTATTAGACACAATGAGCCGTATCCCTTTAATTTAAAAGCAATTATCCGTAATCTTAGCTATGGTGGCGGTCGACATGAAAACATTAATCGAGGCGTATAACCCTACGAAACATGACAATGATATTGAGTGGCTATCACACAATCTGAGGGATATGGATTTACTGGAGCTGAGAGAGAAAGGCAAATGGGATGGATACAACCAACTACAAGATGCCTTCTCTCAACCAGGCTATAAAAATTATTGCGTGTACCTAGAAAGTGGGGAAATGCTCGGTGTGTTCGGCATATCTGAGCGACCACTATATATGGATATGCACTGTATATGGTTCATGGGATCTACCATACTAGAACACAACTTTGCAGCAAAGAGAGCTTTTATTCAAGGCTCTAAGAAGATATTGCAACAGTGGGTAAAAGAATATGGGCGATTGTTTAACTACGCACACAGAGCGAATAAGCTAATCGTGGCATGGTTACAATCGGTTGGTGCAGCCTTTTATGACACAGAAGATAAAGATTACAAACTATTTATTATAGATTGAAAAAGGGGGAAATGCGTATGTGTATGCCAGTAGCAATGGCACTCACTGGTGTATCGACACTCATGGGCATACAGTCGGCTCGGCAACAAGCTAATGCACAGGCTGCTATGTATAATCAACAGGCGGCAGTAGCAGAGCAAAATGCTCGTATTAGTGCGGCCAAACAAAATCAAATTAATGATCAGTACCTTCAAGATAAGCAACGCATGGATGACAAGATGCGGTTGGTGGCAGGTCAGAATGCAGCTGAAGCAGGGTCTAGCAATCTAACAATGAGTGGCACACCGCTTCAATCGTTGGGTGCTTCCTATGATGCATACAATCAAGATGTAAATACTTGGGATACAAACAAGAATAATGCGATTTGGAATGAAAAAGTTAATGAAATCAACTACCTTAACCAAGCTAATTCCGCTCGTAGTGCAGCGGCGAATGCTAAGCAACAAGGCAATTTGTCTGCCTTGGCCACATTGATTGGTGGAGCTTCTTCCATGTATTCCTTGAAGCAACAATATGGCGGTGCGAAGAAGACAGGAACGCAAGGCTTTACTCGCTCTACAACTGATGGCCAAATTCGCACTGATGCGGTCGACCCTACAAAGGTGGATAACATCAGAGTTGTTAAGTATAACAAGACTAAATAATAGGGGGATGACAAGTGAAATTACAAAGTTATAACCCAAACGAAAAGCTAAACACCATCAATGCTCAGGTGGCTAACACTGGCAACGCCCTAGCTTATGGGGCTGATAAAAGTGGTGTGGATGCGTTGCAAAACTCTTTGTTAAAGGCGGCAAAGGTTGCTGATGATGAACATACAGAACGAATGAATGTTGCGTTCATGAATGCAGAAACCGATTATAATAAGCAAATTATAGACAAGCTATATAACGAAAAAGATGGTTTAGCTCATACGGAACTTGGTGGTGCAGCAGGATCTACGCAGAAGTTTTATGACGCGGAATCTGAGATTCGACAAAGTGTATTGAGCAAGTTACCTAACAATCGACTGGTGTACGAAAAGTTTAACAGGATGGCAGATGATTCTACTGTTCGCAACGGTCAAATGATGAATAATCATGAGTTTGACGAGAAAGAAAAGTATACCAATGTTACCTTTGATAACAACTTTGACACCATGAAAGATTTGGCTTCCCTGCAGTACAACAACGGAACAGGGTTACTTGCTTTGTCAAAAAACTTGAGAACCAACATCAACAATACATATGGATTCCGTGGTGAGCAATACACAAAAGATTTGTACAACCAAAAGATTGATGAAGTAGGGGCGCTCGTATTAGACCAACTTGATAGGCAACAAGACTTTTCAAATGTCAGCAAAATCACAGGCGTTCTCCGTGATATGGGTGTGAGTGAAGAGCTTGTACAAAAGCTAGAGGCTAAATCTCGGAAACAGGAAGCTGCGTTCGATGCTACTAATGGTGCGGCACAATATGCTGCTTCACACTGGGGTGGTGGCAAACCGCCTGCTAATGCAGCGGAAGTTGCATATAATGAAAAACTTGCAGAACTCAAGGCTAAACAAGCTAAAGGCGGACAACTCGATGCAAGTAAATTAAAAGCAGAATTTGAACGCACGAAAGGTAAGCCTTATTTAGAAGGTAGTGACGGCGTTAATGCTACTGATTGTGGTAAGTGGGTTCAGGATACGATGAACAACATTGGTGGTTATCGATTCTTGGGCAGAACTGCAGATGGTCAATATTATCAGCTTGAACAAGCAGGTATGATTTTTACTGATAAAAGTCAGCTACAACCTGGCGATACAGTTTATTGGAATGTACCAGGACATTCATATCCTGATACAGATGATATTAACCAAGCTGGCGACAATGGTAACGGAGCATACAAAGGTATATCTCATGTAGGCATTTATATGGGTGATGGTATGGTCGCTCAAGCTGGCACTAGTGGCGTTTCTGAAATTCCGCTCGATACATATCCGATAGTTGGTATGGGCAAAGTGGGTAGCTCAGGGAAGGTGCTAACTGATGGAGAAATCCAAGCACAAGCAAAAGCCTTTTCCGATGCAGTTGGAGCTAAAGCAGCGGCAGATTTACAAGTATACCAAAGAAATATAAGTGACCGAAAGAAAGCTATCTTACTTCAATTAGACCAAATGGATGCTAATGGAGCTACATCGCAAGAAAAGTTGAATTTCCTAAATAATGAAGCAGGTGATAACCCTGATTTACGAGCTGAACTACTTGGGAAAATTGGGTCTGAACGAAATGCCGTGAGACGAGAAGCTCAGGCTGCATCGTTAATTAGTACACAAGATTATGTCTATGTTCAGCAATATGCAGCTACACATTCGCTACAGGATACTATGGCTGAATTTGATCGTGTCCATCCAGGTGGAAGCATGACACAGGCACAGATGGATGGAATCATCAACATCACTGGTAACAGGGATAATGTGAAAGCATTGAAGTCTGAATATGGTGGTTATATCGAATCTGTTATCGATGCGAATAAACCTGATGGTGAAGCAGGAAATGTGTACGAGGCAGGTGTCTATGCGAATATTGGCAAACAAAGAGCTGCATGGCAAGACGAACATGGATATGACCCTGGGCCTGAAACCGTTCGACAAATGGCAGCTGATGCCGTTGTGAGCCAAACCACATACCAACCTGGTGGAGATGGCGCACTTACATACACCGCAGCACAACTCACTGGTCTTGGAATTACAAATTTATCTTGGGTTGGAAACGAAGGATATATGCAAGCTACATTCAATAATGGCGACACAGAAACAATGCCATATTGGGAATGGAGTAAACGCATGAATGGAGAATAATTATGCCTGATGAAATGAAGACAGTCGCCAATAATGGCATCTATCAAAAAGATTATACAGTTGCAGGGACGATTGAAGGCGGCCCTGCCCCTAAAGGGGGATGGGACAGAATCAAAGATACGGCAAGTGAATTAGGGCAGCGGATGGATTCTGTTAATACAACATTGACAGACCCTAACGCCAATACTGTTGATAAAGTAAAATCAATTGCTGGCCTTACTGATGGATTCTTAGGTCTTCATGATTCTATGAATGCAACCACTCAATACCTAGAACCATATACAATGAGCCGTGCTAATGATAATAATTTGGCTGGGTATTTATATGCTCGTGTGTATGCAAAGCCTAATTATGATTCTGTTAAACGAGATAAAGCAATTGAAATCGGCAATAAACTGGATATAAATCCTGACATTATTTTATCTGCCAGTGATGACGGCTTTGCTCGTGCCATTGACATCTCTAATCAAATGGATAGAGGCAGAACTTATGAGGATGTCACAAAGCAATACCCTGAATTATTAAATATGCGTTATGGGTCTCTTGCTAGTGCGGAACAGACTTTTGACAATGTGCAGAACATTAATAAAACAAGAGGTGTATTCGACAGTATCCAACAATCATTATGGGCTATGAATGACCAAATGTTGCTAGGCTATGCAGGGTACAAATTGGCTGGCACAAAAGACGAAGGCGAACGGCAAGATATTCTAAAAGAAATCGACCGTCTTCAAAATAACTTGCAAAACTACCGACAAACAGACACTTCTGATATGGGGTCTAAGATCATAGGCGACAGTTTAGCTCAAGGCTATATGATGGGTGT